AGCGTTTTCTCTTTCCATTGACGTTATTATCTTCAAATCTTCAATCTTAGCATCTATAGTTTTAGAAAGCTTTTCTGAACAGTTTAGACGCATAGGTGAATTTCCAGTACCCCCCTTACTGTTAAGGGTCTCCCTTACTATCTTTTCAATACCTGCCCTATCATACTCACAGCCTCTATTCATACCCCTATTTGAACCCTGATTATTATAATCATTGTTAATTTCCATACAATCCCCTTTCTGTCCCCATCTTAATTAGACTATTAGCTCATATCGACACCAAGAGAACTAAACAAATCTAATATATCGTCATTGTCTTTGTTGTTTTTCTTATACTCTTTCTTTATGTCTTCTATGTTGAATTCCTCTAATATCTTTTCTCCTAATTCATTTCCTTCATTGTCGATCTTTGTAACGCATAAAGTTACGCACTCTCCATTAGATTTAACTTCATTCTTTTTTGTAGTACTTCCCTTTTTTGCATGATCCATTATCTTTTTTATTTTGCTCATTTTTTACACTCCTATTTTTAATTCACCTTTGTAATTATAAATCTTGATGCGTGTGCATCTGTAGAGTTTGGATGGCTCGTTGTATGCATCCGAATAATATCACCAGTAGATAATGGCATCGTTGCTGAAATACTCACACTTTCGTCAGCCACAAACATATGTGACTGTGTCAATTCATCAGCACTTGTTATGTTTTGAATAGAGGTTGTTAACTGTGTTGAGTTTAGGGAAATTCCCATGGCGCCCTGCGCTGCTGATTGAGCATCGTTATAGGTCATTGCGTATACCCCATCCTCTTGTATAGTAAGAGTCGTACCCAACGTTGCCGAATGAGCTGCTACTATTGCTTTTCCTGAAGCCTCAACAGATGTCTCCATTCTTCTAATCATAGTATTTGTAGATCCATACCCCGCACCAGTAGATAGTCGTATAGTATTCTGAACTGTAGAATAGCTATTCATCAAAGACCAAGTGCTTGTAGCGTCAAGTCTAAATGTGAGCCTGGACCCCGTTACAACCTTCATAGATGCATTCGCGCCTTTACCTAAATCATAACCAGATGGAGGATACAGCTGCAATCGCTCATCGCCATTATGATTAACATAACAATAATCACCAACGGAACCAGTGGGAAGAGTGTTTACATCATCTTCATTTGCACAATTAGCTATTTCATTTAAAACCGCTGTTAATGCGCCCTGTCCTTGGCTCTGTGTTGTACTCGCTGTAATACCAGAAGTTGCATTGTCCGTAATAGTTCCGCCCATTGTTAGGCTTGTTAGCGTACCGACACTTGTTAGGCTAGAAGCCACAACCGCACTTCCTAGAGTTGTCGCGTTTAACACTGAAGTGCTATTTATTGAATATTCATCACCTGTAACTAGATCTAGACCTCCGGTATCGAATGTAGCTTGTAGCGTACCTGATCCCTTTATCTCTACAGTATCATCTTCTGAGTCTAGTATAATTCCTGATGCGCCAGCGCCATTTGTTATGATTACTAAGTCAGTTCCGTCAAAGAACAACCCCGCATCATTACCAGCACCTAACGTTAATGATCCCGCTGCGTTTTCCGCTGTTCCATCTACAGGGATTTTTAATACACCCGACTCAGTAGAGAAGGTTAATGTACTGGTTCCTGCCATCATAGAATAGAAGTCTATCTTTCCGTCTTCTGTTGCGTCTGTGACGTCTGTTGACGTTGCAAGTATCTGTCCGTACAAAGTCTTATTAGTTCCATCGTCATCACCATAGAAACTTATCTTTCCTACATTGTCAGAATCAGCAGGGCTAGCCGATAGCTTATAGAACTGAAGCTCACCACTGTTAGCGTCTGCGTTTGTGTTCTTTATCATCCAAGTGGGCTTTGTTGATGTTCCAGAAGTGCCCGTTATGTCACCCGTAATCGTTATATTCTGAGAACTGTCTATAACGTCCGTACCACCTATCTGAAGCTTTGATATGTTAATATCTTTTGTTCCTGCGCTAAGTCCGTCTATAAGATTGCTTATATTTCCGTTTAGCCTTACCGCCGTAATTGTGTTGCCTGTAGCCCACGTATAAAATTGGGTTATAAATGCCATTATTTAATCTCCTTCATTACTTGATTTATCTCGATTGAGCCCTTATTCACTCTATATTTGGCTTTGTCATAATTTAGTGACAGCTTCTCGCACCATTCTGCTAGAGGGCGCATTACTCCATTATAGCTAGCCATTTTTGTTACACTTCTATTTCTACTGTTTTCTTTTGGTGTAACCCATCTACAATTTGATCTTGAGTACCCCTTTTTATTATTTATACGATCTATAACTAATCCATCTTCATAGAAAGAAAGCATGTCTTCTTTAAACCCTAAATACTCCCTCCACTTATCGTGAACGGTAATTCCCTTCTCTCCATACATTTTATAAGATTTATGGTTCTTGTTAGTGCATCTAGTTATAATGCCAGCCCAAATATTATAAAATCTAGTGCCACGATCACCATGCTTAGTTGATTTATTTCTCATATATTCTCGCCTGAAACAACCGCACGACTTGGTTCGTCTTAAATCCCCCTTGGTTCTATCAACAACATTTCCGCACTCACACTCTGCTTCATATATATTCCCCCTAGAGGAGGTGCCCACCTGCTTAATTATACTCCACGTATTATAAGAAGTTTTTTCAGCCATTTAAATCTCCTCCTGTTTTGCTTCAAGTCCGACCCTTAACGGAACGGCGAATTCTTTCTTTCTTCTAAACAATTTCTTTGCTGACGATACCTTCTTTGATGCGCCTATACCTATATCTCTTTTTATTACTCCTTTTTTAATTGACGGAACTAATTTTGAAGATACCAAGGGGATGTCTTTGCCTAAAAACGTGAAGTCTGGATTCTGCTTAAAATACTTGTTCCATGCATTCCACGCCTTTATTGTTTTCATGTCTCCCAATATCTTACCCGTCAATTTATCTGGGTTCCTTTCCATTAAGTCTATAAAGGTGTTTAGTTCCTCCCTTGTACTAAATGGTGATTTCCCAAACTTCTCGCCAGCGCCTAGCTTCTCAAACTTTCTTAGCTGTGGTTCGAAATTGTCTAGCTTCTCCGCTACCTCTAATGCTTTTTGGTCAAACTTTGGCGACATATTCCTAAGCTTATTTCTATAAACCCTTCTAATCTCTATCAAACCTTCATCTGCTATAGCTGGCTTTTTCCAGTTTATCTTCTTACTGATAGCGTCCATTCTGTTTTTAAGGTCTCCAGCCGTCATAGGCCTTGGGTCGTTAAGCCTCTTTATCTCAGTAACAAGTGCTGACTTACTTAGACCGGGCTCTATATTTTGTACATCTAGAACATTTCCTTCTTTTAGAAACCCTCTTTCACTTAGCCTTGCACCCACATCATCGCTTATTTCCGCAATTCCTACGGCCTCATTCTTTATTTCTTTTATTGCATTATTAAGTGCTAATTGATCTCTTTTCTTCAGTGTATTCAAGTCTTTTACTACACTATTCCCAACAGACTCTATAAAGTTTTGGTTATCTAACTGCTTCTCAATGCTTTCGAACTTCTTTATGGTGTTAGACTCATCATATAGATCATCTAGCAACGTATTAACCTCAGTGTTGCTTGTATTCTTTAATATCTGTTTTGTCTCAACATCACCTTTTGAGATTATCTTTTGTATTTTTTGCTTACCACCTGTGCCCATTCTTCTTGATGTTGCTTTAAATAAACTTTTCCCTGCTGATTTAGATGCAGCTTTAAATAATCCACCAATCATAACGGCATCTAGAGCAGATTCTATTGGTGCATTTTGAAACTTTTCTAAAGCGATGTCTAAGTCTGCTCGGTTATTCTCGAAATCAACACCGAATGTCTTTCCCATATCAAACACTATTTCTTTAGAATCTTGCTTTTTTCTTTCTATAGTCTCTGGGTCTAGAGGAACACCGGGACCCGCTTGAATGCCTCTCAGTAGACTAAGAGCCTCTTTGCCTCTCCGCTTTGTTATCTCATCTTTCTCTGCTTCTGTACCGCCTACAAAGGTTGAGATGTCAGTTGTGATGCCTTTTGCTATTTGTTTTATTCCTGTTCCTAGACGGCGTAATTCTTGACCTGCTGCTTTTGGAAGTTCTGACGCGAACTCACTAGCTGTAGGCCTTGCCGATTCTTCTTGTATATCTAATTGTGCTTCAGGAATTGAGTCTTGTGTAGGTATTTGAGCTGTTGTCGTAGGCGTTGGAGCTGATACGGGTTGTTGTGTAGAAGCGTCTCCGCTCACTAGATCATTAACCGTTCTCTGTATAACCTCTTCTGAAGTACCGTCAGGAAATTCTAAATTACCAACGCCCTCTATAAAGATTGGGATGGGCATTATTGAATCCTCCTTCCTTGAGAGTCGAACCTTAGAACCGGCTGTTGCTGATCTATTTCCTGCCTAATATCCTGAACCTTTTGAAGCCCTTCTTGACCGAATATATCTTCGTCTTCTGTAACTTCTTCTCCATTCATTATTTTTATCATTGAATTAAGCTGATTCATTTTGAATTTTACAACACTTGGTGAATCTCCGGCTTGTGGACCAAACGTATTCATATAAAGCTTCATTTCTTCGGCGTTAACTACAGCACCCGTTCTAAATCTGATTATCCCATCTAATGCGTTACTTACTGACGATCGAACCTTTTTAGCCTTGTCTCCTGCAAATCTTCCTGCAAATTCAGATTGTGCTAATTTAGACGTTAGCCCCGCTCCCTGTTTAAATAATGGCGACAATTCTTTTGTTGCTATCTCTAATGCCTTTTTAGACTGCTTTGCGATATTTCTTTGCTTTGGTGGTAACTTTTCTTTTCCGCCATCAAGTCCTTTTAATACAGATATATCTCCAGTATCCTGAAATATCTTTATTGTTTCCGGGTCAAACTTTCCTGTCTTAGCAATATCTACAGCCTCTTTCCTTCTTGCTAATGCACGCTTACCTGCTAAATTGCTTATTCCTACCGCCGTTCCTATTCCAGATTGTATTGCCCTAGATGTTGCAGACGCTCTTGGATCTGCTGCTTGGCCTGAAACCTCACCACCTATAGCACCACCTAATTGTGATCCTAGTTGCGCTCCTGCTGGGCCACCTATTGCAAATCCCGCTGCTGCTCCACCTAGAGTTCCTAGCGTTTCTGCCATCCCTCTTTTCTGACGGGAAGCTGATTTTATTTTCTCTGCTTCTAGAATACCCCTAAGCCTTTCTACGTCGCCTAGTTGCTGAGCTTCTCTTTCTCTTAATGCTAATACCTCTCCCAAGCCTAAGCTTTGTGTTAATGAGGTTGATAATAATTGTTGTAATCTAGGCATCTTTGAACTTCTCCTTTTTTTTTATTTAATACTACCCGAACAGATTTCCTATTAGAGGAATGCTCATACCTGAACCCTTGGACTGTTCTCTTGCAATATCTCTTTGAACATCACCTTGGATTTTTGCTAGCTGTACTTGAAATCTTCTTGCGGCTGCTGGGTCTTGTATAAAATCTTGTATATTTTGAACTTCTACTAATTTCGGTTGCTCTGTAACCTCTGTTGTAGTTCTTCCATCTGGAGTCATATAAAGTGGTCTACCGGATGCGTCTATGTCTTGCTCCTGACGACTTCCTAATATTAATTCTCCCTGCTTAGTTCCGATTGCACCCCTTAGCCTTGTATAGTCTTCGACTGTGAGACCTGATGCTTCAGCTATCCTTTGCAGACCTAGTTCATCTCTAGTTGTTAGAACCGCACCTTCACCGTACAACTTAGCCAACTCACCTTGTACTTGTGACTGATCTAGATTTCCCTCTAGTACCAATCCCAATATTTGATTTCGTCTGTTTGTCTCCCTGTCTATTTCTGCCTCAGTAGAAGCGAACTGAAATCCTGCTTCTTGCGATGCCTTTTGAAACTCGCGTACCTTCTCAGACTCTACCGAAGCGAACTCTCTTCCTAGCTGTGACTCTCCTGCAGAGAATTCGAATCCTGCCGTTTGCAACTCTCTTTGTAGAGATCTGTTTTTAGCTGCTTCTGAAGCTTGGAAAGCCCGTTCTATTTCTGTTTTTCCTAATTCTGCGCCTAACCTACTTGCAATACCAGCTTCTAATCTTTGCTGCTCCTGAAATATATCTGATAGCCTTTCTCCTCCTACCCCACCAAACTGTATTCCTCTTTGTGCCAATGATTCAACTGTACCACCTAAACGCTCTTTAAATTCGCTACGTAATGGGCTAACTGCTGTTTCGAATGCTTGAGTAGCTACATCTTGTGATGTCTTTGCTAGAGTTGGACCTTCTACTTCTTCACCTAATGTTTTATTTGGTACTGTTTGATTTAATTCTGATGGTAATCCTGTTGCCATATTAACGCTCCTTATTTGTTATTAATGGGTCTATAATAGACTACCATTTTATCAATACGTGTGAACTCGTCTGCATTTACGTTTGACATCTCTGCCCGAAACATATGCCCTTTCAAACTAGTCCTAAACTTTGATGAACCTACATTTAACTCTGTTAATGTATCTGTTCCTACAATAGCCGTTCCTACAATTGCCTTGCTTCCCGTTCCTGATTGATAAGAATACTGAGATCCTTCACCTTCTGTTGGGACTATTGTTCCGAATTTATAAGCTTTGAATATTAGCTCTATTTCCCAGTTCTCAGTATCACCAACAAAGTATATCTGCTTCATTTTTTTGTATAAGCTCTCTCCCCCTACTGGAAACCAACCTAATATAGCTCTACTAGCTATAGCTCCGCCATCATCATTATGTATTGTTTCGTTTAAGGTTTCGTGTACCTCTCCTGCCGTCCCTCCACCTTTTGCACCATATATCTTTATTTTGCCACCAGATAACTGTGTAGAAAAGAAGTCGTAGTCGAAACCTGTAAGCTCACCCCAAAATGGTTGAGGGTTTGGTATTCCTGGGAACTGTATAAATTTATTTGTGTCTGCAAAATAAGTAGCGTCATTATATGTAAGTGCGTTGTTTATTGTTTGAAACGATAGTATATAAAGGTCATTATGCACGACAGCTTGTGCATTAACCTTTGCTGCATCGTCTATAAGAAGCTCTAGATCATCCTCTATAGGAATAGATACAATCGGTGTTCCTGATCCACCAAGCGTGTACTCACCACTAGAGAAACTAATATTAGGAGATATAGTTCTCACAAAGTTGTCTGAAGAAAGAAAATATATACCATTCTTATTCCTTCTCACTGTATCCGGGCTTTTTGTTCCTGTCGCTGAATCAGCCCTCAGTACAGCCCAGTTTATTTTTGGTACGGGGTCTGCTGCGTTTGGTAGAACGTACACCCCGAACTCTTTAAATATGAATAGTGAGTCTCCCCATATCTCCAATGCAACACCGTCACCGTCTACACCGGGCGCTATATCTATTGTGTTTTCTGTTGTGTTCCATGTATCGAACGCTAATACCTCAGTGAAAGATAGCGTACCTGCTGAATTCAATGTGAACAATCTGTTTTTATGTAGCTTTATAGCGATTGCATCTGTTGGGCTATCCGATACCAATGATCCTGTAGGTGTTGATCCTGTAATCTTAATTACTGAATCATTCCCATTTACACCATAAAGCGCTGTTGCTGCTGCCTTTCCTGCTTGCTCCCACCTAGTCTTTTTATCGGCTGTAAGAGTAAGAGAAAGCGCGTTCCACCCTGAATTATAGTAATAAGCATCTGTCCCTTGGTTTGTTATTAAGAACTCACTACCACTTTGGTTCCTATAGTTTGCAAGAGAGTACGTTTCTCCCGCTGATGGGGGATCTGTTAATTTAGCCCCGCCACCTCTTTCACTAAGACCACCACTAGCCATATAAAGGTAGTTTTGGTTTTTAGATAACTGACCCGGTATTAAGGAAAGTTCATCCCTGCTTGTGTTCATTCCTAGAAATTTATCTATCGATACGCTTGCGAAACTACTCACTGCTAACCTCCAAAGAAGATTGACGGATTGCTTTTTCTTGATCCGTAATCGCCAGTAAATACATAAGGGTCCATCTCTATAGAAGAAGAATCATTTGTTCTTAAGAATACCCGTATGTCTGCTCGTCTTTCCGATGCTAATATTTGATACTTTCTTTGATTTTCCAAGTCATCATCTTTTTGGTAAAACAATACCGCTGACTCATATACAACAAGAAGATCATAGTCAATTGGTAACTCTGTAGTATCTGAATCATTTACTAGTGTAGTCGGAAACCCTATCCCATAAACTTTTATCGCCGTTGCATCCGTTCTATCAAAATACTTGTTAAACAGAAAGGACGTACCCCTTACATCATACATACTTGGGTCTCCGGTATTCCCGGTATCAAAGAAACGGAATGGCGACTCCCTATCAATCATTTCCTTTATTGGCTTTTGAATAAGCTCAACTACAGAACCGGAACTTCTAGAGTAATAAACAAGGTCTGGAACAAAAATGCTCGTTGGTATTGATGCTGTATTAGTACCTGATGAAATTGATGCTGTAGATACTGCAGCAGAATAAAGTTCATGAGGCCTATCTTTTCTAACAACCGTTCTAATCGCACTATTTATATATGTGTTCAATAACGTTGATGTTGGGTCTGTAGATGCGTCTGTCTCGCCTGAATCTAGTTGATTCTCTAATAAACTTCTAAGTGATGATAGTGTGCTTCCCATTATGATCTACCTCTCTTTTTTGATTTTACTGCTTTATTTAATGCAATTGCTATCGCTTGTTTTCTTGGCTTTCCAGATCTAATTTCCGACTTTATATTTTGAGATACAGTCTTGTTTGACACTCCCTTTTTTAATGGCATTAGCTTAATTCCCTCCATGTCATAGACCCTTGAATTGTAATATTATTTGTTATTGGTTTAACAGTTAAAACAAGTGTGTCAACAGTTCCATCTATTGCAGCTCCTATACGTATAGCGTTTGGAGTTACAGTAGTAGTCGGTGCGGATGTCTCAAAAAAACCACCATCTAATTCAGTCCCATTAGTAATGGTATTTGAAGATGACCCTGTAGCTGTTTGAATAGAACTGTTTGTCATATCTGAATATGTAAATGTTCCTGCTACAGTTGGGTTTATATACAGCTCCCAGTGAGCCTGATCGTTCTGAGATGTAGATATCATTGATAGACTTTCTATAAGTACAGCCGCATCTATATGAGTAGACTTCAACCTAATACCAATAACCGCATAAGTTGTTCCTGATGATAGACTAGAGATACTACCTGAATCTTTATGCCTTAATGCACCAGTTTTTGTTGCCCCACCCTCACTAATAACAGTTGAGCAAATGTGACTTAGTGTTGATGCTGCTCCTGCTCCAGTATTTTCTATTGATAGCCTTAAAGGAAGGTTAGGAGAAGACATGTAAACCTCAGAAAGATTATTTGCATTTAAAAATTCATGCGCATAAACTATAATGCCATCAAATACAAATCCGAGCCTAACTCTTCCAACTCCCAACCATTCAAAGTCAATAACCATTATTTGAGTCTTTGTAAAATCTATTGTTATTCCACTAGATCCTGCTCCATCAAGAGTATCAATATTCCAATTCGTTTGACTCACATCACTATCAACTGCCGATCCAGAAGTCGATGTTCTTCTTACAAATTTATATGTACCCTCATCATCTTGAAGAAACAGCCCATTGTTATCTTCTCCAATTCCGATCTCTCTCACGACACCAGCTCCACCGCCTGACAGATCCGTAACAAACGTCATAATTATTAACTGAGATTTTCCAGGCTGATAATTAAAACATTGATATGTTTGACGCACTCTTTTACCTGCCGTACTTAAAGCAACACCGATTGTTGTGCTAGCTGTATCCGTAGAGTGTGAACTAGTTGTTCCACTACCTGACACCTCTGAGTCATCCCAGAATAATGGCGCATTGTCCCATAGCTGTTTACTATCAAATAGTGTTGTCGGATTAGAAACACGCAACCTATCAAAAGAATCAAAATTAGGTGAATCCGTTGGAAATGAAGTTATTTGTGTTTTTTGAGTTCCATCTGTAAGGGTTGTATCTATAGTTGTTAGCTTTGTATCGACACTTGATAAAGTCTCTTCTGTAGCAGGGTTAATCACAGTGCCAGAACTATTCTTAAGCATTACTGCGTTATAAATACGTTTAATAATCTCCATTATGTAACCCTCAATTGATACTTAGTATCAGCAACCCAAGTCACTTTAACCTTTGCCATAGACATAGCCCTTAAATCGTCTATAGCACCTGCTGGCAAGTAAATGTCATCGTTATAGGTTGTTCCATCTTCTGATATAGCATAGATAAGGTCCCCTGCGCCAAAGTTATCTATAAAACCATCTACCCCGTTTCTTACAAGCGTTCCTCTTATATCGTGCGTAACAGGCGAATCACCCGTTACGAATGAGGTGTCATATGCTGAGAATATTACATCTTTCGGGCTATCATATTGATTTTCTGCCATTTTTCATCCTAAAAAAAAAGAGCTGGCTGCCAAATTAATGACTGCCAACTCTCCGTAATGGTTTGTAGTTGATAACTATATTATATCAACGATTCAATGAATTTCAAAACTTTCTTTGATTCCCTGTAGATGTTGTAGTTTGCCGTACATTCTTTTTTAAGTGATTTCTTATTAACGCTTAAGTACTTTTCTAGCTCTATAAAATCATTTAGTTCTCTTTCCCAGTTTTTACCATCGTTGTCGATTAATGTAATTTCACCCTTTGTATGCCGGTATGGCTCTACATTAGAAGCATATAAAGGAATCCCCAAATTAGACCACTCAATCCATTTTAAATTAGACTTACACCTATTAAACTCACTATCTCTAAGTGGCGCCAATGCTAAGTCTAAATCCATGTTATGAAGCTCTTGAGGGTATTCATCCATACACCACCCCACACATTTAAAGTCTATCTGAGGATGATCTTTGAACCACTTAGGCTTCCATCCACCATACCTAATAACTAAAGTAACTTCTTTGTGCTTCTTTAATACATTAAGCATATCTTTATAGATAACACGCAAATCTTCATCATGTGCGCCTCCACCAACATATCCAATCCTAATACCTTCGTGAGACTTCTTACTTCTCTTTAATCTCCATAGCCTACCGTTTATGCAATTAGGTGCAACATGAACAGGCTTATCTTTAACTATTTCACGTATGCTTTCAGCTAGGTACTTAGTAGAACAAATAACAGCGTCGCTTCTATGAAGATGTTCAGCAGACCACCTATGATGTTCTTTCCATTTATGAGGAGATGACGGTGGAACCTCACCTACACTATCATCTAACTCTGCAATTATCTTTGTTTCTGGATACTCTTTTCTAAGTTCCTGTATAAGCGCTAGGGCTGGCATATTCTGGATTCTCTGAAAGATTATTACATCAAAGAACTTAAAAGCGTTTCTTAGCTTACCTTGAATTTCATGAGATATCTTTCCCTTACCTACACAAGCGTCATCCCAAGCAACGTTAACACCTATTATGTCTGTAAAGTACTCAACGTTTACCATTGCGCGATTACTAAACTTAACTATCTGATCTGCGTAGCTCTCTATCCGCCAATAGCAAACAGGTATGTTTAGTGATGGGACATATAATAGTTTAATCATTATTCTAAATCTTTTTACTCTTTAACAAAGAAGCCCCTGAAGAGTACAAGTTCTCTATCTTTGAAAAAGATCTTTCTATAAAGTCTAGAATTATATTTATACATTTAAACGTCATATATATACATAGAGATATACCAAGTACAAACCATATTGACTCTGAGCCTATCATGCTTATCTTGTTTGGCAAATAAAACATACCGTTAATAAAACTACTCATCATTTTTCTCCTTTTGCGCTGTTATTCCAACCCATTGAGGTGGATACATATTTGAACCGTCTTCATTTAACCCTATAGGTTTTATCCCCTCAGCTAGATTATATCTTTCTATGTAAGGAATTCCTACAATCTTAGCAGAATCCTTTTTGAAAAAGTTGTATATAAGCGTGTTAAGCATCTCAAGTGTAAAATTCTGATGATGGTAATCACCTAGCTTATCACCTGAAATAAAACTGTTTGGATGAGGAACGCTTATAATATATTTACCACCCGGCTTCAATACCCGATAGGCCTCTTCCACTGCTGGGAACGGGTCATAAAGATGCTCCAACACTTCGCCACACATAACATAATCAAAGGTATTGTCGTTATACCTAGATAAATCCTCCGCTTCTCCTTGCTCAGCATATATCCCTCTCCTTTTTGCTTTTTCTACTAAATCAGTTATAAGGTCTATTCCGTTTACATGACAGTCCTTACTTAATAAGTGAACGCCTAAAGAACCGCCATTACATCCAACATCCAATACCCTAGACCCTTCTTTTATCTGATCTATGAAATAAGATATTCTCAAGTAATGAGACTGATTTGGGTTACCATACTGCTTACTAACGCCATCTGATCTATAGTTGTCTATATGCGCTCCTTGCGCCTCTTCTTTATTCTGAAATCGCATCTGCTATCTCCTCCCAATCTCTATTTGTCCTTATTTTCTCGTTTATTTCGTCTACCCTTTCAAGTAGCCCCATTTTAGAACCTACGCTTTCTCCCTCTGATATGATTGACTTTATGTCCTTTGGTAAACATTTACCACCATAACCGATGTCCTTGTCTGGACCCGGAATTTCATACTTAAATGGAAATACTCCCATCCTTTCATCTAATTGAAATAGTCTTATTAGATTATTGTAGTTTTCGTCTGAGTCTTTTGAACATGATATTGGGTCATAGAAATTCATTGTATCGTAAAGGAACTTGTATTCATTAAGGAATATATTGTACATAGCCAAGAAACTGTTCGCCATATACTTCAATAATGACGCTTCCTCGTGAGAGCAAAACCCTGTTTTAAAATCCTTATTGCATGAACTATGATGCTTATAAAGAAACTCAACCGCACTACACTGTTCGATATCTCCACCAAACACCATAAACTTTTGATTTATAAAATCTTCGTTACTCGTTCTTTCTGTCAAATATTCAGGGTTAATGACGATATCTATACTCTTATAGAACGCTACCCACTGTCTAACCTGTGAAGGCACGACTGTTGACTTCACTATAACAATCGGCCTTTTTCCCTTCAGAAGGGACAACATGTTTATCTCATAAATTATGCTATCTATTATTTCTACATCACACTTATTTTTGGTTACATTAAAAGGTGTAGGCGCACATATAAATATATAGTCACACTCTAGAACTAATTCCTTTTTAGTTTTTGGTGCTTCCTTAGATATCTCCTTGTCGTTTATAAAGACTTCACACTTATCTTTAAAGCCTTCCATTACCGCCTTACCTAGAATGCCATACCCCACTATCCCTATATTCATCTCAATTTATCCTTAACATCCTCAATCATTGTTTTGCATAGATAGTCTTTAGCATGGTCATACGTTTGATTTTTAAAATCATACGGACTTTCATCACCTATCGTATATTCATTACCAAATATATCCAGTAGGTCACTAAGCTTATAAGAATGCCCACCTATTGCATTTATAATACCTGCCTCGTTCTCATTAACCAAAATACAATCTATTAGATCCTCTACGTATGTAAACCTTCTTCTTATCTTCTCAGGATCACCATTAATAATAACCTTCTCACCATTAACAAGCTTTGTAATTAACATCTCAGGCCGCCCACCCTTACCGTACACTGTAAATGGCCTTATGATTAGATTGTCTTGGAATGTTGAAGAAACGACTTGTTCTGCTATTTTTTTAGATAGAGAATATGCCGTTTCCACATCCCCCAGAACACTTGATGATGATATATATATTAGCTTTCTGAAACCCAGCAATTCATTTAACAAGATCTGTAAGTTCAGTACGTTGTTTTCAAAGTAGTCCAAAGGGTTTCTACCTGACCGTATCCCAGCATAAGACCCTAAGTGAATAACTTTTTCATATACATTTTCTGATATCTGATCTAGCGTTTTTGATTCAGGAAGACCTTTTCTCCTATAATTAATAACGCTTTTTTTTGGGTCTCCATTAGGTTCATTAATGTCATATATATCAAAAGAACTTCCCAGCTCTATTAATCTCTTACATAGATACGAACCGATGAAGCCATGACCTCCTACTATTAGATATTCCTTATCTACCCTTGCAATGTGCATCTCTTTCCTCCTACTTGATATACAGAACATGAATGGTCCACAGTAACAATATCATGCTTGTTTAAGCCGTTAGCAGCGAAATACTCATCAACCGCGTCCTTTGCGCCCTTCCAACAGTTATAGTCATCAAATACAACAAAACCACCATCCTCTACCCTAGGGAAAAAGTTCTCCATTAAGTGCTTTGTAGATTCATAGAAATCTGTGTCTAATCTTAACAATGATATTTTTTTAGCGTCCCACATGCTGCTTGTTAGCTCTGGTATGGTTTCTACAACGTCACCCTTTACATACTGAATGTTTTCGTATTTTGTCTTCATCATATTATCGATTACATCTTCTAATGGAGCATAACACCAATCTGTATACGCTTCCTTTCTTCCATAAGACGATTCCTCAATCTTTTGAAGACCTAACCACTTATCAAAATAAAGGTTTCCCTTTGCGATCTTTACATCTCTCTCAGTTGGCTTTGTCATTCCAGCAAAAGTGTCGAATAAGATAATCTGGTTATCCATCTTTAATGTCTTCAAGGCATATGCCATTAACATTGCTGATCCACCCTTATAAACACCAGCCTCTACAAACGAAGACCTCAATTTATATTTTTCGATACACTCTATTAGGTTCCATAAAACCTGCATTCTTGGTGCTTGCGTCATGGTATACGGCAAACACTTCCCCACGAAATAATCTCTCTCTGCTTTATACTTGGATGTCATTATTTAATGATAGATACATAGGTTACCAATGTCAACCAGAACCGCATTTACATATCCACTTCTATTCCATACTCTTTATACTTAGATATCTTAAGCTTTCTCGCATCGCTTCTATCTCTTATAGTATCGCCCTCTACCTTAATCATAAGTGGGTTTTGACATCCACTAAACAAGTAGCCCTTTTTATGTGCATCTAGCAAGAAGAACTCATAAAGGTCCGTCTCTAATGACTCTTCGTGATACTTAATCTCATTAGCTAGTTCCTTCCTGTAAGCGATTGTTGGATGTGATATTGGGCACTTACTATTAAAGTCCCATTCGAAAGCTTCTACAGCCCATCTCTCATTAGGATTAAGTGAAGACTGACACTCTAGACCTGAGTAAAACAGAGACATTTCTTTTTTCTCATTAAAGAACTCGTCTATAGCAACGCTTCTTTCTTCTGAATACCAATCTGCATCACACACAGCTATAACATCACCTGAAGCATAAAAGTTACCTTGATTTCTGCACCATGCAGCACCTTTTCTTTCTTCATTGTTAAATATCTTAAGAGGTATCTTTTCACTATCGTTGTAGTACTCATTAAAGTGAGTTATCAACCTAAACGTATTATCGGTTGAGCAATCATTTATTACGATTATTTCGTGTGGCGTTATCTTCTGCTTAGATAGACTCTTTAAGCATTTGTAGATATTATTCTGTCCGTTATAAACAGGAAGCACGTAGCTTATTTTAAGCGGTTCTTTATTTTTCACTTGATTCTCCCATTAAGTAGGTCGGTAAACTTTTTATACAAAAGGCTATCTCTTTTTTCAATTGGAGTAGTTTCTATTTTTTCTTTTAAGAAAGAATCTGACGGATTTATTTCTTCAAGTAATGAAAGCATATGGGATATAGTGCTTCTATAATCTAGAGTCGCACCACTTAATTCAATGAATGATCCTGTAATATCCCCTTTATCAATTCTGCTTATCTCTGTTTTTATTGCAGTGATAGACCTCTCTAAAAACTTAGGGTCATCTTTAATACTATCAAGAACATCATTCGGAATAGAATGTTTCATTTTACTGTCTCCTTTTCCATGTAAGAATATATCTTTTCTTTAAACACATCAGCACTCATAAGATCTCTATAATATTCAGTTACACAGTCTTGATTAGCACCACCAAACGGTAAATTATCTTTCATTGCGTATATCTTACTTATAATTTCACCCTTGTTGCTTTCCCAGTCTAGGTTATCTTCAAAGGATATCTTTTCCGCATACTCCATCGTTTCATCGGGACAGGACACAAGCGCCTGACGTCCACAAAGCATGTACTGTATAGGTAGCTGTGGGAAACCATCATGTATTGTAGACCTAACTACCATTGAACACTCGTTTATAAAGTCCACCATATGTGACTCAGGGATTCTTCCGCAATACTCTACGTTACCTTTCTTATCGTACATTTTATCTATTCCGAATAATTTAAACTCTACATCCGGCATAGCCATTGCTACATCTAATATCAATGGTATATTGCTATGCCCACCTGCTCCGTCTGGCATATGAGCCCTATTTGTATCACTAACATATACACCGACTGTAAACTTTTCAGGAAGAGGGGCTATAGACTTGTATTTATCTATCTCGTAAATGGGAGTGTATACGAGGTCTGTCTCTAATCCGCATCTCAACAACTCTTCTTGGCATCTAGGTGAGTTTGACAATAGAACCGCATCTTGAACTTTAAACATCTTTTTTATGTCATCTAAAGCAGCTACAGAATGTACGTTAAACATTGTAAATACGTCTGTTCCTATAAAGTGATAGATCGGCGTTCCTACTACACTAGTCATATGGTTTTCTAGAGCTGATATCGTTTGATTGTAGCACCCGACCATATAGGTATACTTCCAGTTTTCGAACCTATAGTTTGCGGGAAATGTCATCCTGTCTGACCCTATCCCTGCACCAACATAGTCAGCGTCTAACATTTTAGCTCTCTGTATTGCCTGCAATGGAGCGCCCCAAGTAGATACTACCAACTCTTTATCTTTTATTCCGTAATACTTCCTAAACTCTGCACACTTCTCAGCCAAAGTCATACCTTGTGATCCAGAGATGCTATCCTCTGTAGGCGATGTTGTAGAACACACAAAATACTTATCCCCTAAGTAATGTCCCTTGTAATTGTTTTGAGACAGCTTATAGAAAAGGCCCCAGTCTTGAAAGTACTTCCTGTCTTCGTCAAACCCTCCGACTTGATTAAACGCATCTCTCTTTACTGGGCTCATTGTAGGTATATAGTTCATCGTCTTTAATAGATACGGGTCATATGCTTGAGATATAAATGGTGGCTTATCTAACTCGAATCTGTAGTTCCCATAACAAAAGTCTATGTCTTTATGTATATCGAACTGCATATTGAAATCGCTAAGAATACCAGGGCTTAGTTTGCAATCAGCGTCTACGAAGAAAAGAATTGAATCGCTATTATCTGACATTAAATCGTCACCTGACATTTTAGCACCATGATTCCTAGCTGCACTAGCACCCACATTGTCTTTTAACATCTCTAAATTAAACGCATGTTCACCAGCGTCTAAGTAACCAGTAAGAAGCTTTCCGGCTTCCTCGTCTTCACCATCAACAACTATAGTAATATTGTAGTCAGTATAGTCTTGATCCTCTATAGATAACAAAAGAGGCTTTATTGATTTATAGTTTTTGTAGAACGGGATTATAATATTAAATCTCATTCCTGACCCCACGCAAACTCTTTATATATTTGCACCACTTTCTCTAGAGCTATACCCTTTACCTTTTTAGACGACACTGCGCTTTTAAACACCTTTATTACTAGGTCTACGTTTGAATCTTCTAGCTCTACGAACGTGCTACTTTTTTCAAACTCATTAATAACAGAGACATAATTAACCATGTCCTCTATATCATCCCACTCATATATGTTTTTAATCTGCCTAAGTACTGAAAGAGACTGATTCTCATTAGACTTGATTAGATCTTCTAGAGACACGCTTGGATCTTTATCCATATTGTAAGACGCCTCTAACTCACGCTTCTCTATATCACTAAGCTTTATAACTTCAATCTTTTTCATTTTTTCTCCTTAAAAACATAATCGGGCCATGTAAAAATAATAACATGACCCGATTAGTTTAAACAACCAAACCTATTTTATTAGGTTCCTGTAGTTGCGATCCAGATACCGGCTGATTTATTCAATACTTTAGCTACAGCAGTAATTGAGAAAGCCGCTTGCTTCTTCTTATTAGTTGGGTCACTAACAGTTGTAGGCCCAGACTGTTTAAGGAAGAATTGGAAACCTTTTCCACCACCATCAGCACCAGTTACTTCAGAAACACCATAAGCTTCATCACCGAATAGGAGAGAAAGATAAACGTTTCCAGAAGCAGTTGATAAAGTATCACCTGTTAGAGGGTACTTATATCCCAATGTAGTAGATTGAATTGAAGCTCCAGCAACGATGTCACGTCTGATTGGAGATTTCTTCATTTCTTCACTAGATGTTGGAGAAACCCATCCTTTGAAACCTGCGTTAGTAGTAATTTGGTAAGAAACGTCAGGGTGACAAATGAATCTGTAGTTTCCGTCACTTAGTGTTGGAACATCGTTACCTTCTAAAACTCTAACACCGTCTTGCAATGTTTTAACTGTCATTCCAGAAGCTGCAAGTGCAGTTACTAGTCCAGATTGAGCAACACGTGTTTTGTTGTGGTAAAGAGGGAAACCGTCGTCTCTTCGAGTCCACAATCTAACAGTAATACCTGAATGATTAAGAGTACCACCATCAATGTTCAAGTTATCGAACATGTTTGCTGAGTAAGTTGCTTTGTCAACAACACAAGCTCCGATATCGTTACGAACCAATTTATCAAGAGTTTTAACAGCTGCATGTTTAACTTTATCGGCAGCTCTTTCTAACGCTCTACCTCTTGCTGTTAATACTGTGTAACGTGATAACTGAACATATCCGTCTCTTTCATGAAGAGTAGCGGTTACAACCTCAGCAGATTGATACATTTGCTGTGCTGTAAACTCGTCTGAGTCATCTTTGTATAGAGCAGGAATAGCTTTGTATCTATCAAAGTTTATTGTCTTTCCGCCAGACATTGGAATTGGCTCTTTTATTGGAGCAGCTTGGTAATAAGCTGTCTCTGGTTCAAACGATTGTAAAATCTTCTTTGAGTACCAAGTACCCACAACATTAGTTAATGCTGCTTGTCCCGATTGTTGATCTGCCATATTAATCTAGTCCTTTTTTTCTAGAATTTAATCCCTTGAGCGTTTTGATAAGCCTCAAATTCGGACAAGTTCATATCATCTATACTTTTGTTTATTTTGTTTACCGAGCTAGATGCGCCACCACCAGTTACGGTAGTAGTCCTTTTTCTTATAACAGTTTTAGGCTTTTGCGTTTCAGATGCACTCGCGCGTACCTTGTCTGCTATAAATTGTTTCATCCAACCCTTTTTATAATATGTGTTTTGCTTGTCGGCCTTCATTTGGACTAAGGCTTCGTCCTTTATCTTCCCGAATAAATCAGGATTGAACACCTCTAAGTTTTCCCACATATCATCATGCTCTGAAGTCACTTCTTTTACAGCTGATCTTTCAGATTCTAAACGAGCCTCTTCTCTCTTTAAGATTGCCCTATTAACTAGTGTATCGATCGCTTTGACATCTTCGTCTACATAATTTGCTAATATATCATCATCTAAATCTTCCTTAACGACTTCTTTAGATTTCTCTTGAGACGCCTTAAGTTCTTCCATCTGCTTCTTTAAATGATAAAGCTCATTATTTTGCTGAGATATCTTGCGGTTAGCGTTACGTTGCATCTCTAGGATATCTTCTTTACTCTTGCCTTTGTATTGCGGCTCGATATCCGATTCCTCTTCTGAAGACTCACTTTCAACACCATCAACAGTTTCAACTGAATCTTCTTCTACAGACTCGGCATTACTTGAGGGTTCAATGTTTTCTTCTTCATCTACGGTTTCCTTTTCGGGTTCAGCTTGTTTTTCATTTGCAGATGGCGCCCCATCCTCATTAGTCAACAAGCTGTCCAGTTCATCCATAGACATTGAATCTAAATCCATTTCCTCGATATTTGCATCTTCCATTAACTTGGCCTCCTATTCGCCGTACACAGTTTTATCGTGCAGTTCTTTAGCGAATTCGTCCTTAATATCTTTAACTAAGTCAACGTATGCCTTCTCTATATCGGATGATTTAAGTATATCACGCAATTTATCTTGTGCAATATTCACCGACTGGACTGAAACCTTTTTATATTTGTCTTTCAGTTGGTTTCTGCTTACCTGTTCACCGTTTGACCAGCCAAACCTATCTATTAAATCAGTGATAAAAAACCCGTCTATCTTTTTACCACTTAATAATACATACCCTTTAGCGATTTGTTCTAAATCTACACCGAAAGCTTCCCCTGTTCTAAAACAGCACTTCGCTCTATGAAATGCGGTCTTATTCTCTTTTGTTCCACCGCCATACTTTCTTACGAACTCGTCTGTAAACACTTCTTTATCTACAAATCTCCCAGTAGGCGTTTGTTCTACTACCAATTGCCCACGTCGATTCAACTGTCTTACCGCTATCTTTTCTTCGATAGATTTTGTTTCTTTATATTTAGAACCATCAAAAGCACTAGAAACAACCGCAACCTTTTTAGCTGAACGTGGCTTCCTCTTTTTAGGTGCTGCCTTTTCCTCTACTTCTACCTCTACTTTATTCATTACCACTTCTTCAACAACTTCTTTTTCTTCCATAACAAACTCCCTTTATATATATTTTTTTACTAAATACACAATAATTACACAAAAGACCCATGACATAGCAGCACCCGCAGACGTTGCATATGCGTCATTAGCCTCAACACACCTATCTTTTGTAGTCGACTGATACACTTCTAATCCATACGAAATGAATTGCGCTATGCAAAGAACAAAGAAGCAGTAAATTGCAGCCTTCCTAAAATCATTAATAAATACAGCCATCAATGAAAGAGTTCCTAATAGCTGCCCTAATAGAAAATGCTTTTGTTTATCTAACTGCAATGATTTATTCCACTTTCTTACAAACCGTCCCCAACAACTTTTACGCATAGATCTTTCTAGATCATTAAATGACATGCGCCCTCCTTTATTTCGGCACCTCAGTTAAAAGGCCGTTAAGTATACTACGAATTCTTTTTATAGTTACCCGTTCCGTTACAAACATCCTTATCTTGTCATTGTCCAAATCGCACGCTGACATTATTTCATCCATCTCTATGTCTATATTTGAAGATAATAAATCCAGTGTGTCGTTTATCTCCTCAATATTTAAATATCCTCTCTTTTCCTCCATATAACCTCCTATTGAATTTTCTGCCCTGTCGTTTTCTCAATGATTGCTTCTGATTGCATCTTAACGATGTCTGACTCTGTATCTAATTCTTTTATGAATTTAGCGTCCTCTTTGGCTTCTGCACGACCCTTCTGAGCTTGTGACTCTTCGAATTGAGCGCCTTGTACTGCTGCTTGCTGCGCTTCTTGCTGTGCTGCTAATACGTCAGCATCGTCTAACCAGATACCCTCTGCGTCATCTTTAATACCAAATGCCTTTAGCTGCTTATCTGCAACGGCTTGCCAATCTAGACGGCTTGCTATTGGTGGTACGTTCATTGCAAAGTTCAAGAAAGAATTCCATCCATTTTGCTGCGCAATCTCATTAGAAAGCTCTAGATTTCCGAGAATGCTCACGTTTATATCGAATGCGAGGTCTACCATATCCGTATTTTCATCTACCTTTGCTTTAGCTAGATCTTTCTCATCCCAAACGACTAGAAGGTCCTCTACTGTTTTAAATACAAGATTCCTTTCGTAGATCATCTCTATAAAAGGTTTAAGCTCCATTTCAGTTGTATTATCTATTTTGTCGTTTAATGGCATGTCATTTTGACTAATTAACTGTCTAGTTCCTGACGCTGTATCTGGAATAAACCTTGAATCACTCGTGCCCTCTTGAACTGGCGATAGACTCCATAACTGATCTAAGTCACGACTTATCATTTCACTGTCAGTGATAGAGACATTCGAAAGATTTGGGTTTAACAGAGGGATCATTCCGTTTTGTCCCTGACCCTTTATTATTCCGTTTGGTCTCCATGTCCCATCCCAACGCACGTTTTTAGTCTCGTCTTGATACCACATTGGAGAGACAGACCTTGTTCTTGCGTCTGTGGCCTGAGCCCTAGCTGCATTAAGCTCCATCAATAACGGAAGCCCTGTGATTATGTTTGAGTTTCCATATAAGCAGTTTCCTATAGGTTCAGCTCTACCAACTATAAAAGGCCTTACATATTTCTTATGCTTAAAAGGTGTTTCTTCTAGTCGGATAACAACCCTTCCATTCGCGATAGTACATACCGCTTCTACCTGATTCCCACTTCCATCTATATCAAAAAGACCATAACATTCATCAATCTGAACAAATCCAGTCTTCTTTGTATCACGTAATGATTTCTGAAAAGCTGTAGTCTCTGACCTGTTTAGTCCTAGTAGCTGTATATACTCTGCTTGTTGCTCTGTAATATTAGCGCCATCCAATTGCAATAGGTCTAGATTCTTATAGAAACCGAACTCTTGACTCTCAATTATAATGCCGTCCTCTGTTTCAATCTCGACTTCTTCCCTTCTAATTTCATTAGCTAACAACTCCGCCATTGGAACAGAGGTTGCATGTATGCACGCCTGACTATCATTTATGTTTTCTTTACTAACATCTGAGTAGAATTCAGTTAAAAGCATATTTCTGAAATAGGTATTGTCCTTAACGATAACCTGCTCTTCTTCTACATCATCGAAGAAAGAGAAATTCTTTTCTTGGAACTCTTGAGTAACCTTTGCTACTGCCGTACCCTCTATCTCTTTATTCTTATTGAATTGTTTAAATGCAGATTTAAAGTCTATTTGCTCTAACTGATAATCGAATATGTATCTATTCCATAAATCGACAATGTTTTTATCTATGCTTTCTGCTTTTGTGTCTTCTATCCTTCCAAATGGCTTAACATTAAATAGGATTCTATTCTCTCTAGCTACAATACCGTTAACCTTCCACTTCATTATAGGGATCTGTATGTTTGCTCTTCCCTCATAAACAGTATCCAGATTATCAGTGACATGATAAGCAGCTAATGCTTGTCTCCACCTAGGTTCCCAAGGCTGTCTATCTAACTCATACTTCTGCTTCAGTGAAAGAAAGTAATTTACCGCTTCGCTGTCTCTATTATTGTCTGCGTTTGAATCTGCCATTTGGTTGTCTCCTGTAAAAAAGCTATTTCTAACCTTTTTTTTTAATATAGCATATTAATTACAGGAAACAATGATAATTAGCTGTATTTACGTCCTTATTGGGACATCCACGACAATAAATGAATAATATAGGTTAAATATATCAATGTCTTCACAATCCCTTTTATTCATCTGGTTTAATATCCCATACCTTCGTACTGCTCCTCGAATTTAACCTCTTCTTCAACTGATCCATAATCATTCCTCATCTTAAGAACCTCATACTTAACAACGTCCATATAGTGATCGTTTTTCTTCATTGGTTTATTTATTAGCTCTTTCCTTTCTGATATCTTATCACTAGAGTAGCTATCCCAACTATATCTATTAAACTCCCATATTACACCTGTACATGTCTTAAATACGTATATCATTGGAGGCCTCTTAACAACACCCGCATTTGTCTTAACAACTTTAAGCCTCTTCTTAACCTCGCCTATACCTATAGCGTTATCCTTTGTACATAATATAGTTTCTATTCCATTCCTAAAGAACTCTAACCGTATGGTGTGAGCATCTTCCTGATCTTCGTCTGGATGCTTATATATTACGTCCGGCTTATTAGACGATGTGTCTATTTGGCAATACGCTGGCTTTATAACACCTCTCTTATCCGAACCCCTTTTCAATTTAATCAATCTAGAGAAATCCGCAATTATCATACTTTCTACAGGTGCCTTTAACTCATCACATATATATATAATGTTTTCCTGTGAGTCATATAGAAATCTAATCCAATGATGTGGTGTCCTTTCATGTGGATCAATACCTTCATGCAGTTGATACCTCTGAGGATTTGCTCTTGCAAATTCTACATGATCGAATGGGTCTATCTTGTGTATCTCACCAAACGACTTATAAATTAGCCCTTCTCTTAAATGAGGCTTACCGTGAACCCTTGTTTGAACCTCATCTGGATCTACCGTTAAGAGATAGTTATCCTTTGCAGACTGTGGGATGAATGGGTTATCTAGTATAGAAAGAACCGTGGTTTCTATTAGCTTATTCTCACTTTCCCATAAGAAGTTAACCAACCTTGTAAACCCTGATAGTGACGTAAAGGTTAAAAGGAATACCCCGTCCCTATCCGTTAGACGTGCTAAACATTCTTGGAAATAAGACCAAGGGCCCTCTTCATCCCACCATATTAAATCCAAGTCCATACCCTGAACAGCTTCACGACCTTGTTGATAAGAACGGAACAAGCACTTTGAATTGTTCTTCATTATGAAGGTATCGTTTGTGTAGCCTCTTGCTGGATTGAATTGCCCATAGCTAACGTTACGATTTCTTATCAACTTGTTTACTTTTGTTTGCTGGACTACTACAGAGAGTTTATAATCTACAGTCGAACACATCACCTGTGCATTTGGGGATTTCTCTAAGTACTCTGCTACTATCCCTGCCCCTAATTCCGTTTTCCCAGAGTTGTGATTGACTATCCCTTCAATAAAATAGTTATTGTATACAGGCACTTCAAAGTCCCAAACCTCACTCTTTCCTATTAAATTGACTTTGGTTATAATAGTTCGGGATGTGATATTTAATGAGAACAAAAATAAAAATAATCTGGCCAATTGATTACATAGCCAAAAGAGTGCATGACGGAGCAACCTTAAAAACAATAGGGGAAGAAATAGGGTGCAGCAACCAACAAGTTTCAAGGATTTGCAAAAAACTTGATATAAAGACGCATCGTGTTGGGCCTCGCTCTGGTGATGGGCACCCTGAATGGAAGGGCGGTTGCCTGATTGATAAGAATGGATACATCCTTGTCTACAAGAAAAACCACCCGATGGCACGTCATCCTCGTAAATGCTATGTACCTGAACATCGTCTTGTGATGTCTGAAAATATCGGTAGGACTCTTGAAAGGCATGAAGTCGTTCACCACATAAACGGAAAAAAGGACGACAACCGTTTAGAAAACCTAAAGATATACTCCTCAAATTCAGAACATTTGGCAGAAGATTTAAAAGGAAGGATTCCAAAATGGACTGATGATGGAAAACGCCGTCTCCGTTCTGGAGTTGAGAAACGGGCAAATATTTACCGGAAGAAGCCAGTAACAAATGCGTATCGGAAACCTCAATCTGAGTGCCATTTTTAAAAGTTACCCTGTATATATTTAGATGACCTTTAATAAAGGGCTTACATGCTTTAGATATAACCTTGTGGCTTCCGTCATAAGAACACACGTTAAAATCACCGTCTATCTCTGATACTGCAATGCTTTTATTCTTTACTGGATCATAAATCTTTTGGTTTTTACCTAAGCAACGATTCCCGCCAAATACAACAAATATCTTCTTATCACCCTTATTGTAAAGAAGCCTATCAAGCACCTTAACTCGCATATCATTTTGCTTTTCATAAGACTCCCAATCCATGAAATCTAACATGTTGTTTTCTTTATGGGTAGAAAGCTGTTTTAGCTTATCTCTAAGTTTAAGAAGTGATTCTTTCTCAGTTGACATTTATATACCATAACATAAATAAAACTAACTAATCAGGACTTCAACTCCAAGAAGTATAGTTTCCATAATTATTAACGGGTTGATATTGTTCAGACCCATCACATTCTTTACAACAGAACCTGCCATAATCTGGTGTATCAGCTATATCTAGAACCTTCTTACACCTAAAACATTTTACTACGTCTCTGTTCATAATTAATTCTCCTTTTTTGTTAACTTCCTAACTTCACTTTCCGGGCGTTCGTCTGATACTCTATACATAGAGCCCTTTATTAATCGAAGTCTCAAGTTCCACTTGGGATAAGCTGAAAACATAGGTAATACGGGGCTCACTCATAAAACTTCACTTTCCGGCTCTCCTAAATACACGTAACAACTATCACAAAGAGGTTTATCCCATTCTTCCGTGTCTATTAGTATTACATTAACATGACACCTAGAACAAACTTCTTTATTTGATTTTATAAACTTAGATTCTTCACAGCTATAATGAGTCGGGGCCATTTATTTCTCCTTAGTTTCATTTTTACAACTATTAAGTAAAACTTCGTACAACCCACACATTATCGGAACCAATATTCTCACAATTCACACCTTTTTGGCACTTAACCTCTTATTTTATTTATTACTAGACATCTTTATACCATCTATATCAAAGTTACTATGGGTTATCTTTTTTGAATACAATCATTCACACCTATCACAAGCCTTTCCACACTTATTACAAACATAGTAATGCGTAGTTCTACCTTCAACCCTAACCATTGCACCACAACAACTACTTTTACCTGTCATTTCTGATTTGATCATTTCTTCTCATTTATCACTGGCTTCAAGTACACACTAAAATCTTGCACGGTAGGTGAACGAACGATTGTTTTTCTTATCGTAGAATTGACCTTTATAGGCTTCCTAACCGTTTTAACATTAACAGGACTATCTCTTCTTATAGGCTTCATCTAATATCCCTCATTTCTTATCCTCCAACAGATCAATGTTATTAGCTTTCATTAAAGCTTTAACCTCTTTCTTCAAAGCATCGACATCAATAGCATCATCCATAGAATGATCCACTTCTACCTTATCTCGCCATTCAGCCCTACGTCTATTCTTAAGCCAGAAAATACAGGCAACTGTATCAGGCGCGTAGCTCTTAATATAAGGAGTAACCGTTATCTCGCCCTTAAAGTTAGAAATATGTACATCAGGATGAGAAGCACCTATAGCACGTTCAAACAAAGCACGTTGAACCCTATCATCTGGGCTTATCTTAGCTTTTTTTAAGGCGTCTAAAAACTTTTTATCACTTTTCTTCCAGTTATGGATTGATGCTGTAGCTACCCCTATTATCCCAGCTACTTGTAAGTCACTACAGCCTTGCTCATATAGCCTAGTAATAAGGTCATAATCAACAGACTTGCTCTTAGTAGGCCTACCACCACCAACGCCTTGACCTACACCTACCTTACCTACCTTTTTTTCTTCACTCACCATCTACTACCAAGTACGCCAACCATGCACCCCAAATAACCAACACTATAGGCAGACTCATCCACCCGAAGCTCATTAACCAAGCCGATATAACCAATAGAACAACGAAGCTCAATAACGTGATAGAAAGCTCTCTATAATCCTTATCATTAAATACACTTAATATTTTATTCATCATAATAACATTATACACCATATGTAAGGTTTAATCTATTCAACGAGCATTTGACTTCAAATATCAGGATGTGCTATACTTTCGAAGGTCACCAGCTCGTGTATCTATCTATGATGCTGTTGCAATAGCGTTTCGTACTTCCGTACGATAGGTCTTCATACGCTTCGCTACTGAATCCCATTTCTAGTATAGGGTTTTCTTTCTAAGCTTCGCTTTTTTATAGATTGACGAGAAAACGCATTCCATTAGTAGCGTTAGAGCGATATTGGGGAAAGCTGTGTCTTTATGTTATGATTGTATTTAATCAATGGGGAAAAGGAGATTTTACATATGAGCATACTAGGGTTTTTAGGGGATGTATTTAAACCAGCAGCAAAGCTTATTGATGACTTACATACTAGTGATGAAGAGAAGTTAAAGCTACGCAATCAGTTTGAGAAGATGCAGATGGAAATGAAGTCTAAGGTTCTATCTTATGAACAAGACCTCATGAAAGCTCAATCATCCGTCATTCAATCTGAATCTAATGGTAAGTCTTGGATGCAAAGGAACTGGCGTCCTATAACTATGCTTACCTTTCTAGCTCTTGTTGTCTGTGACTCATTTGGAATTCTTGCCTTTAGATTATCTGTTGAAGCTTGGGCGCTACTTAAGATTGGTCTTGGCGGTTATGTTGTTGGAAGATCTGCTGAGAAGATTGCCCCCGCTGTTTCTGAGGCGCTTAAAAAAAAACGATAGATCATGAACCGACAGAACCAGATCCCCCCCAAGACAATAAGAACTACTTCCACATAAAAGAGTTTGTCCCACCCAACACCTTTAAGAAATGGGGTGCTAAAAGTAGTCGCTTTATAGACCCTAAGATTATTGACATTGCCAATGGCACTAGAAAGTTCTTTGGTAAACCCATAACTATAAACGGTAAGTTTAACGGGCAGAACTATACGGCTTCTGGATATAGGCCAATAAGCTGCAAGATAGGTTCTAACGACTCCGCTCATAGACGTGGCATGGCTATAGATATCAAAGTAGAAGGAATAAGCGCTACTGACGTTCAACAAGCCATTAAAGATAACTATCACTCTTACTTTAAAGGTATCGGGCTCACTGCCATTGAAGACAATACCCCCACTTGGACTCATCTAGCGTGTGAGAACTATAACATCGAAGATCTTGTAATAATACCGTTCTTTAAAAAGAAGTAGCTTGCGGAGGAAGGGTTTCACCATTAACTGTAGTGTTCTGAACAGTATTTAAGTTGTGTTTTTGGGGGCAACATTAAATACTTTCGTTATGCGCGATGCGTGCGCACCTTTACCTTCACTCCGCAATACTATTATATATGAATAAAAAATAATCTTCTATTAATCTCTATGTCCGCTAACCTTTATTTCCAGACATTCAGGCTCAAATCGTAAATTCCAATATGGCGTTAACTCATCATAAAATTCTACTAATGGCCCTCTTGATCTACATGTAAAACATTCAATTTGAAGATGACAGGGTCCCTTTAATGTCTTTAGTTTTTTACGATCAGATTCTCCACAAAATGGGCATGGCTTCTTTTTCTTCATAACAGCTCCTTTATAACTTAACTTTCCAGACGTTCAGGCATAAGATTCAATACAGTATGCCGCTTCACTGTAGAAGTCTTCGCTAACATATTTATCTATCAAAATTTCACGATCCTCTTGGCTATTACACTGTTCTAATTCGTCATCAGGAACATCTGTTGTATGTAGGACTTTGTTGTTACAGCACGAGTCATCTATATACCATTTAACTTTCATTTAACCCTCCTCTCTATGTCCGGTAACGTTAATTACAAGAACTACGATACAAATATAAACTTCTCCATCATCCTAACAACAGCAAAGCCCACTGATACCACAACCATAAAAGTGACAACCCAAAAGAATAGACCCCATATAATCTCTTTATTCCTCTTTAACTCTGCTTCCTTCAATCGCCTACTTGTCTTCAAACGAATCCTACTATTTTTCATTTATTTTCTCCTCTTTTTAATTACTTACTTAAAATAGCAATAGCAATAACAACAACCCCAACTAAACTTAATATATGTATCATGGCTCACTCCTTTGTTTATTATGTTATCATAATAACATTATCATAATAACATATCAATCTTTCTTTTTTATAAGCCCATGGCATCTTCTACACTTACGATCATACTTAATGCCATCCACCTCTATATATTTCATAGTTAAGCTTACAGCCCTTTTTATGTTGCCACACACACATACAACAATATCACTATCCATACCCTAAAAACCTCCCACGTACTCATGTATAGCCTTTCTAACCTTCTCACCTTTCAATATACGACCATCCTCTAACTGCTTCAATGTAACAGGCCTAGACTTTTGATGCTCTGTCCTTACGTGCGTTTCCTTTATGCTATTAAACATGCTCTTGTTATAACAGTTACACTTTCTAGAAAATTCATATTTTCCTGTATCTTTATTTATTAACTCTATGTATCCGTCATAGCAACCCACTTCAATACACCCCATCTCTCTATTTGTATTTCTTTCTGGAAGCCTCTTTATGAAGTTTCTTAACTGCCACCATTGCGGGTATGTTCTGTGCATATTCTCAAGATTAACCCAGAAGTCACAGAATTTTTTTATCTCTGACAACTTAGGAGCTGGATCTAAATAATGAAAACTCATAATTAAATCTCTTGCTTGTGTAGTAGGCTTGGACATCCTTGTAGCTAGATCTTCTAACTCACTACACATTGACTCCTCTAATATAGTAAGCTCTCTCTCATATTTATCTTTTTTATACGCCATTTCAACCTCCTGTTTTTATATTTATTTTCCGCAAAACTGCTCGAACTCTTCTAAATCGTCTTCATTTAACTCTGTTTCATACAAATCATCTGGAACAAAGTTTTCCCACTGCTCAAACCACTTGGCTAAACCCATAACTATCCCATCTTTATACTCACTCGTTAGAACATAACAATTGTAAGCGTGTGTAATATTGTAAAGTGCATATCGGTCATCTAGATCAATATTAGACCGATATGCGATACGAGTGGACATATGATTTCCACGCCTCTCCTTCTTGTAATGACCAAAGATCGCGTCGAACACTCTATTGGGATATTTACGCATCTCATGCATCTCGTGTGGCTCTATCGCTATATGCTCACACGTACATGTTCTACAGTGTCCCATTAGAACGGTGTTTCTTTTAATTCTATCTCACTTGCACTATCCTCTTTCTTATTCCACTGAAGTACTGTAAGCTCCCTACCCATCAATATGTTCTGATACACCATCTCCCCATCCTTTTCATAGTTGTTATTCTGAAATGATGCAACTATTGATACTAGCTGACCCTTTTTAACGTACTTGCCTATAAAGTCAGTAATATGCTTTGACAGAAACCTAACTTGAATAAAATCCGTCTTCTTTACGCCATCCTTTCCTTTATAGCTTCTATCAATAGCGATGTTAACCATATACAAAGAAAAATCTTTCTTCTCTTTTAAATCTGGATCTTTAACCAACCTTCCTATAAATGTACACGTGTTCATATTGATACTCCTTCTGTTTGTAGTATAAACTCTTCATCTGCCTCTGACATTGCCTTATCCATTATCTCCTCGTCGTCTGGATACGCTTCAAATATATCATTTGGATTTGTAACCATAAATACAGCATCCACTACCGCTTTCTTCCCCAACTTAAACTCATCAGACTCTTCATTGTTTTCATTGTCTATTTCATACATATGCCTATAATACCCATAAACAAGTAGTTTGGTAGTATCTATCATATCTATAAATACTTCGCTTTGCGATACAACACCCTTTAAGTATTCATCAAATTCATACCTCTCACCAAACAAGTCCTGAATATCACCACACTTTATCTTAACCTCTAATAGCGTCTCTACCATCATCTCCTCACAACTTCTCATCTCTATCTTTTCCATAATTCTTCCTCCTTTTTTATATTATCATAATAATACACCTTATGTTTACTTTGGTCAACCTCTTATTGGTTTTTATTGCTATTGACTTTCCTGTTATTATGATAATATACTGTAGTGACAACATTGGAGGTGAACATGCTAATTAAGAAGATAGGTATAAACAGGTATCAGATAAAGAATATACTGTTTAACACGGTATATAAAGTTAAACCTAGCACGACCAGAAAGATAATTAAATCAATTAAACGAATACTGGAGGTGAGAACGTGAATAAATCAGAGTCAATAAAAGAGCTAGCTTCCGCACTGAACAAGGCACAGAGCGAAATGACAGGGGCAAAGAAAAGCGCATACAACCCTTTTTTCAAATCAAACTACTCTAAACTAAGTGAGGTAATAGAGGTTTCTAGAGAACCATTATCAAATAATGGACTTTCTATAGCGCAACTCCCCTTATCAGAAGACAATAAGTGTGGTGTCGAAACGATACTTATGCACACAAGTGGAGAATGGATAAGCCAAAAGCTTTTAGTCGCTAGCCCAAAGCAAGATCCACAAGGTTACGGTTCGTGTATAACATATTGCCGTCGATACTCCTGGCAAAGTGTTCTAGGAATTCCAAGTGAGGATGATGATGGACACGCTGCCAGCCACAAAGATCCTGTAAAATCAACATCAAGTAGAGAACCTGTAGAAGAAGTTGGAAAATGCGCATGTGGGAATCAAATAAACGGTGACTACGCTAGATGTTGGCCATGTAATCAAAAAGGAGGATAAAATTGAAAGAACTAGAATGTAAAAGATGTAACTATAAATGGTTTAAAAGGATATCTAATACCCCTAAGTGTTGCCCTGGATGCAAGAGCAAATATTGGAATATTGAAAGGAGAGTTAAATGAAAGATGAAATGGAAAATGTAAAACCAGTTAAAGGAGGGCCATTCGCTAATTCTGACGCATTGATTAAAGGGTTCTTTACTGACGCAGAAAACTTTATTGATTCTATAAATAAGGAGGGTGACAATGAAAATTGAAGTGAATGGTGAGGTATTGTTTGAGTTTGCTAACGACCATTTAGATGAGAATAATGAATCTACTGTTTACCCTTCAGATTGGAAAGTCCCCTTTGAGAACATATCTGATTTTGTTCATGATTTAGAATCACTTTTAAAAAAGTATTCAGTTAGGGAGTTTAAGCAATAATGATAGGTAACACATATTTATTATCTCGTTCAGTGTCACGGTCAGGGTCAGGGTCAGGGTCAGGATTATGAATAAGATTTTAGCTACTAGGATTGATTGTAATAAAAGCATTGTTCATTTGTTAAGAAAAAGAGAGTTTGGGTGTCGCACAGGTGACAAGATATCCAAACTTGGTTTCTTGAAAAGAAAAAAACAAAAGATTGATAGGCTTTCATATTTATCGGAGCGCAATAAAGATTATCTAGATTCAATAAACAGACTATCAAAACCTCTAAGCAGGAGAAGTGAGCATGTAATTTCTGATATGTTGAGAGACCATTTTTCCTATTATGATAAATTTGAATTTAGGGACGTGTTTGTAGACCTCATGGATATCAGGGATATAGAAAAGGATAAATTGAAGGAGATTGCCACTTATGCGATAGGAATGACAACGGCTGATGAGATGGGTTGCTCAATACAATAACAACTAACAAAGGAGATTTAAAATGAATTCAGTAAACGCTAATGCAGGATATACAACACGAGATTCATCAACAGCAAAGGACATTATTCAGAGAAATAAAACCCGTGTTTTTTGCAGAAAGCACAATAGAAAAGTGATTAGACTAGCTGAGGCAGAGGCGAGATACATTGAAAGAGCTAGAGAAGAAGAGAATATGCCTAATTTAAGCCTTCTCGATATTTTACACAAAGAAAAGATAAATGATGTATCCGAAACCCCTATCCTGCTTCCACCTGTTCGCGTTGCTAAAAAGAGTATTTAGAGGAGAATGAACGCATTAAAACTACAAAGATAATAGACTCTGAATTACCTAAACACCTATTGATCTCTACTAATAAGATATATGCAGGAGTACACTTCTCTATTAGGTCAGATATGAAGACTGATTTTAGATGGTTTATCAAGTCATTGAAAATAAAAGAAAAAATAGAGAGCTACCCAGTAGACCTGTGCTTTCACTTTCATTTCAAGTCTAGAGCCTTTGACTCTTCAAACTGCTCGTTCATGTCAAAGATGATTGAGGATGCACTCGTAAAGGAAGGCATCCTCACTGATGACAGCATAAAATATGTAGGAACAGTTCTTTACAAGGCTTTTAAGGGAAAGGAAAATAGGGTCGTGCTTCACATATGCAAATCAAGAGAATACGTCTAACCCTCTTTCTCTAAGGGGAAGGTGTAAATCATTCTAGAAGCTCCCCCCCTTTTCTTTATACTCTTGTACATAGCCTGTGTTGAGATGCCCATCTTTTTTGATGCACCTCGAACACCAAGAAGGTTTATTATCTTCTCGAGCTTTTCGTTTGGTATTTTTTTTATTATACCCTTATTACCTTTGTCACTTGCCATATAACAAATAATATATCATTGGTTTTATTTAGTAAAGGTAATCAGCTTGAGATATACTTAGTAAAGCCCATAAGAGTAGCCACGGTAATAGCAAATTTGAATATCTCCATACTCCACTTTGTCTTATCTCTAGAGCTGCTCATTGCAGACTCTATTGATGATTTTATCTCTTCTTTTATATCATTCATCAATTTCAATGTAGCGTTTTCTCTTTCCATTGACGTTATTATCTTCAAATCTTCAATCTTAGCATCTATAGTTTTAGAAAGCTTTTCTGAACAGTTTAGACGCATAGGTGAATTTCCAGTACCCCCCTTACTGTTAAGAAAAACTTTCTAAAACTATA